CAACTTTACTAGCATATACTTTACCAGTCCTTTTGTGTTTAATAATTTCTTTTGCTTCAGCTGGTATTTTAATTATATCACTCATTATTGTCTCCGTCCTTGTCTATTATATTTTTTATTATGTTGCAACTTCTTTTTCTTATTAAGACTTTTACAATGCCTTCTTGGTCTTTTCCTAGGCTTATCTCGTTCAGCAAAGTCTTTAAATTTTCTAGCCATTTTGATCGGATCTACTTATCTCTAGTAAACTAATGGTAACATCTGGTCCAGTAATATCTGACAACATTTTTAAAATATCATTTTCTTGTAACACTAATATATTAACCACAAATTCATGAGTAGCATCCGCTGCAACAGTTTTTTTGCTATAAAAATAAGTAGACCCTGAAGTAATCTTAATTGTAATAACTGCATCTCCTGCACCCTCGTTATAAACATGAATAGATTTTATTAAAGATCTAGTATTACTTGCTACTGTATAAACGCTTTGTTCAGTATTAGTTATTAAATCTGTGTTTATTTTTTTATATGTATTAGCCATTGAACCAAGTAAACCTTTCAACTTCTTGTTTTAATTCTTCTTGATAACTAGTGTTTAGCTTATCTTTAAGCGTTTGTAAAGATTGCCCCACCTGTCTTTGATTTTCTTGACTATAATCTGGTGTTGGCTCTGGAATTACTATATCTACTTTAGCCATTATCTCATTCCATCAGGTTGAACATCTACTCTAAAAGTTCCATATCTCCAATTTTGATCTGTTGAAGTATTTGCTATTTTTACATTTGCAAATCTTGACCTTGCTCTAGTATCTATTTTATCTGTAGTGCTTGTTACTGAAAAAGGTCCGAGAGGCGAGGATGTTGAAACGTCATTTGGGTATCTTCTTAAATTAATAGTAATCTCTGCATTACCTGTAAGTAATTTAAAATCAGGTATAAATCTTCTCATACTCATAAAATTTTGACCTTCTCCTAAATCAAAATCTCCAGATTGTATAAATGCTTCAATAGCTGTTTTATTACCTGCACCATCAACTTCATTGTTTCCTATTTCATGAGCATAATAAGTTGAAGCTCCATTAATGTTTGTTATTCCTTGTATTGTCGGAAAGGTTGGTACTCCCGTTCCAGTAAATTCTGTTGCGTATGGATTAGAATATAAAGTTGAATCCTGCCAAGATGTTCTTGGTAAAGATCCTGTTGTCCAAGTGTTCTCTGTATAATTATAAGTAACTACTCTATCAATATTAATTGAACCACTTTTAGGATAGAACCAACTAATTTCTTCATACAAATGATTTAATCCAGAACAAATTTGTTCACCATTATTATAATTTAATCCTAGGTTATTTCCTTTGTTGGTAAATACAAAATCTTCTACTAAACATGGAACTGATTTAACTGTACCATCATATACAAAAAAACCTCCTGCTTGGCCCATCCACCATACTCTACCATTAACATATTTAATTGCGTGTTGACCAATCAATCCACAATTACTTCCAACTTGTCTAATAGAAAAAGTAAAAGGAGGTCCAACAAATTGCATAACATAAGCAGAGGTATCTGTTACTATTAAAATATAATCTTTAGCTTTTGCAGCCCCCACAATTGTAGTACCACTATCTAATCTAAATGTTCCCGCAGTATTAATAGAGGTTGGTGTATAGTCAGATAAATTTTCTTGATCACTAAATCTAATAAACATTGGATCTTGTGTTGCGGGAGATCCTATAGTTGTTTCAGTTCCTAATACAATTAAGTGTCTATCTCTTTCAGATACTATTGACATAACTGCTTTTGTTGGTGCATTTGATACTACAGCTGCTCTCGTATTTAAAGCTAATGGGACTGAATGAATAGGATTCCATTGAAAAGTTTGTCCATTCTTTATAGTTGCTACTAATGTTTCTCCAAAATGATCTAAAGACCATGAAGCAGGTTCTAGTGATACACTTGATGATAATGAAGATGAACCCCAACCTGTAACAGCTTCAACCGAAGCACCACTAAGATGAGCGGCTCTTGTACCTCCAACAGCTCTTGTGATGCCAGTAAAAGTAGTTGTTGTAATTCCTGTATATGAAATAACTTCTGAACCAACTTGAATTGTACCCGTTGTTGGAAACCCAGCTGTTGAAGCAACTGTTATAGAGGTTCCTGTACCTCCCGTTCCCGCAGTATTATCAGAAAGTGAACCATTTAATATAGTAATAATTCCAGAAGCTCCTCCCCAACCAGATGTTCCCCAACCAAACCCAGCTGATTGGTTCAATGGACCAAAACGAATATAAGGATTGATAGTAGCTGAGCCAGATGCTGCAACAGTAGTACCAGCATTAGCCGCCATAGTAATTGTAAAAGTATCTGCATTTGGAACACTTACAACTTGAAAAGTATTTGTAGTAAAATCTGCTGTACTATAACCAGCACCAACTGGTGGGGTTACAGAAGTAAAAGTAAAATAATCTCCTTGAAATAATTTATGTGCTATTTTATTAACGGTGATTGTTGGTGATGTATTTACTGTAGTAAAAGTTGCTCCAGTAATTGCAGCATCTAATGGAGTAATATCGTAGAAAGCACCTTCAAAATAAATTACTAAAACTTTATTAGAACCTAAAGCAATGTAACGTCTTCCATCTAAATCCGCCCACACTAGTTGCTCTCTTACAGCACCAGCTATTGTATTTGTTGTAAGCTGTTCCCAGCCTCCTATTTTTTCGGGTAAACCATATCTAAACCTAACAAAATCACCATCAGTCCACTGACCTTCGGCTCCTGTTTCTGTTACTTGTTTATTAAATCCCGGTGCTATTTGTACATTTGTTAAAGGCATAATCTTATTTTACAACAAAAGTTAGTGGTAGTATAGAACTTGCTATTTTAAGAATGATGGTAGACCCAACATGGGACGTCCATCAAATTTATTTTTCTCAGCAAATTGGCCGTTTACATGATTATAATGTAGAAATACTTGACCACAAATGTTTCCGTCAAAAGGCTCTCGCCAATGCTCTAATTCACAACCACTATATACTAACATATCACCAACTTCAAGTAAGACTTTAGTTTCTTCTATAAAGATTGGCCATAAATCACCACCTAAATTAATAGTAGTAGATATCTCGCAGCTTGGTCTGTCTTTGTGTTTTTTTAATTCATCACCTTTTTTATAAACTCTGGCATAAGAATAAGTAGGTACTAAATTTAAACCTGTTTCTTCCTGCATTTTTGGTAATACTTTAACTAACAAAGTCTCCATTACAGGATCGGCATAACAAGAATAGGTGTTTGGTATCTGTTGATCAGCCCATGTACCCAACATACCTGTGTCATAGATTATGTTATTTTCATACATATACTTAACTGCATCTCTTTTAAGTAAGAAATAGTTGAATATAAAATTAGAAAGTTCGTAGTTAATTGCAGATTTAATTACTTGGTATTTATTACCATTTTTAAAACTCATAAAAACATTCCTTTCTGTAAAAAATTAAATGACACAGATATTCTTATATCATCCGATTCGTTAGGATCAACACAATGATTAACCCACGATGGAAACATTATAAGTCTTCCAGCTTTTGGTTCAAAATTTACTTCTCTCCATAAATGTTTTGGTTCTTCATTATTAATTTTTCTAGGTCTACACATTAAAGACATTGTTCTTGTATCTTCTATTTTTAAATGTCCACATTTATCAGGGGTCTTAACGTAATAAACTCCAGACCATAATGAGTTTGGGTGTATGTGGGGTCTATTAAATCCATTTTTATAATTTATATTAGCCCACATATTACCTAAGAAAGGTTCTGAATCTAAACACTCATCTTTGTATATTTCCTGTTGTGCAATATGTAACTCTTCTATTAAATGATTATACTCTGGTTTTGAATGCATATCTGTTGATGAATGCCAACCGTTCATGTTTGTTTTTTTAAGACCTATATCTTTTTTAGACCAAGTTATAATTTGTTCTTCTAAATATTTATTATATTCTGGTGTCCCTACATCTTTAATATAAACAGGTGTTGCAAAAAAAAGTTCTCTATGAATCATTTAAAAGGTTCTCCCCCGAACCACATTACTAAAGATTTTCTTAGTCCTTTAGTAATAGGCACCACTCTATGATTAATAAAGCTTGCAAAAAATATAGCGTGTCCTTGTTTAGGTTTTATAATATTATTTGGTTTTCCTAATTCTAATCCACCACCTTCAAATTCAGAATCGTGAGATAATACAAGAGTCATAGATATTTTTCTAACAGGAGGTTCTTTGTTCATAATTAAATCACAATCCATATGCCAATCATAAAATCCTCCTTCAGGATACTCCGTATATTGTGCTTGTTCATTAATAGCCATATTTTCAAATCCAAAATGTCTTCTACTAATTTTATGCATCATGTTTTCTAATTTTTTATACATTGGAATTGAATCAGGTTTATCAAATGGAATCCAACTGATGTGAGATATTCTAGTTTTAGTATCATAACCACCACCTTTTGATACACCTACCTGTGCCTTTTGTGGGGGCATAGATCTTCCTAGTTTACTAATAATTTCACATTGTTCGGGAGTAAATATAGGTTCGGTTGTTTCAACCATATAACTTTTCCAATTTGGTTCTGTATGTATCATTCTGCTCCTCTGTTGTTTATAGGGTTATAATCTACGTCACAATTAGCTGCAAGAGTACGTCTAACTTCGTTTGTTGAATTAAATGGATAAACTGTATGTCTCATATCATAAGGGAATATAAAAAAATCTCTTTCTTTTAAAACAGGTTGATAATCTACATTTGCAAACTGACCTGATGAACTACCCATTATTTGTAGTTTTCCATTAAATGGAATATTATCTGCTGAATATTCAATACCGTAAGTTGTAGGTAATTTTAAAATCATCACAGAAGATAGACCTGTAAACAAATTACCTTGATGAACATGAACTGGGTTGTATTCATGGGCTTTCATTTCATTTACCCAAACAGAATTTAAATGAGTTTTATATCCACGAATTTTATTCCAATCTAAGTAATGATGATAGACATCCATAAACCATTTATATATATCTTTAGATATTAAATTATGTCTTTTCATTTTTGATTCATCATCTCCATCATAGAAAACAGAATGTTCTTTTTTAATCTTACCTACAAGTTGTTTGTTAGCCTGTGCTAGATTATGAAAGTTAGTCTCATAGATATGATTAATTGAATAAAAAATATCTAAAGGAACTTTGTATTTTATAACTGATTGTCCTAAAAATACTGCTTTAAAATTTAATGTGTCCATATTTTTCTTTTATGCTTTGTGGTATTCTTTCTATGTAAGGGTTGTATACTTTTCTAACTAGCCCATCAAATAGTTTATGCATATTTTTACCAACAACTTTATCATCATAAGATAAACCATTAACTTCTATTTGATTTAAATTATCAAACCTATGATTAAAATAAGGTTCATCTAAAAATTCATATATTTTTCTAAACTCCTGTTCAGAATTTGTAACCATATCATCGTATTTTACATAGTGACACATACCTGGATAGTTGTATGAATTTTGAATTGCTTCTAACTGTTTAGCAATAGCTCCATCTTTATTCATTAACATTAATAATTTTTCTTCATCAGTATTATAACCATGTCTATTAGGAAAGGCATCTGGATTTTTTGTATACCACTGCATATAGCTAGCAAGTACATCCATTAGATCTCTAAGTAATACTATACATTTAAAACCATGTTTAAAATGCTTGTTTATTAATTCAAGATTAGCAGGTGTTGTTACAGGTCCACGGTCAATGATTATTCGTTGTGGCCAATGTTTATAATAATTATCATAAACAGAATCTAATACATTATCTAAAGACCGATGATC